TCCGTTAAAGAAGCTGATTCGTCTGCCATCACTTGTTTTAGAAGTACAGCTATAGAGTCCTCTAAATCCGGATTTATCCCCTTTTGTTTAGCCATTTAATCCCCTATTGCTTTTGAGCCGTAATAACCTAAAGTGCCTAAAACACCAGCACCCACTATTTTTGATAAACCTTTATAAAACTCTTGTTTAGCAGCCTGTGTATCAGCTACAGATGTTTGTATTCTATTTGCTTCTTGAATCATGGTTCTGTATTGATTTTGATTAATTGTACCGTCAGAAAGTAATTTTTGAGCAAAATCTTTATAGTGTCTTGCTACATCCATTGGCTCTCTAGCTGTCATAATATCAGATTGTAATTTAGCAAATACTTGTTGTCTTGCTGCTTGTTTTTCTGCAGTCACAGTAGATTCTTTAGCAATTTTACCTGCTTGTTCTGCTTTTGTAGTTGCAGATCTTACTTGTTTTAAATAATTTTCTACCATATTCATAGAGTTAGTTTCTTTCAACATATCTCTATTTTGTCTAATAAATCCTTCAATACGTTTAGGATCACCACCTAATTTTTCTAATTCATTAGAGAAATATTTTCTAGCTTCATTTTCAGCTAATGGTTTATTGTTACTTACAGCCTCTAATAAAGATTGATAACTTTCTTTATTTTTAAATACACGAGAAGGTATATCTTCTGTAGCAGTCGTTGCATATCCTCTAACACCCGGTATTTGTTCTTCTGTTAATACTTTACCAATTTTTGTTTTAAATACTCTTAATGGCTCTGAATCAGCTTTATATTGAGTAATAAAAGTTTTAATCTTGGGAGAAAATTCTTCCATAATACTTTCAACTTGTTTAGCTAAACGACCCGCTTGTTGTTGAGATATAGCGTCAAATCCTTCTGCAGGCAATCCATAAGCACGATCATTTAAGAATCTACGTAATTGTTCTAATCCTTCAAATGATGTAGGTTGACCAATCACTGTACCTGTAGCTTCATCTACTTTAAGACCTTCAACAGCGTTCTTAACTTTCATTAACTGATTACGAACTTCTTGAACAGGCATATTAGAAAGTTTAGTATCTGGATTGCGTAATGCTAAATCTATTTCTTTTATCATTGAGTCAAATGCTTTTGTATCAGAAACTCTTTGACCAGCCTTTTCTTTTGATAAAGCCTCATTAAATGCTTCACTTTTAAGACGTTCAGCATTAGCACTACGTCTGTCTTTAAGTTGTTGATATACTCTATCAGTATATGTTTTAATTCTTTCACCAATAGATTGTGAGCTTTCAGGAATAGGTTTATAACGACCTGCTTCTTCAGTTGTTTTAGTGCCAGGTAATTCTCTTAATGCAGCCTCACCTTTTGTCTCTTGTTGACGCATTGTTTTTTCAGCAATGCCTACTCTTTGTTCTGCTTGATCTGCTAATTTTTTAGCTGCGTCTGCTTCAGCGCCTGTTCGTTTTGTAGCGTAATCACGTAACGCATCTGCAAGTTTTTTAGCGTCACCACCAAAAGCTCTTTGTAAAGTGTCTCTAACTGCGTTATAACCTTTTTGAGATACTTGAGCTACTAATGGTAATGTTCCTCCTGCAACACCTCCAAAAATAGCGCCTGATTTAGCTGCCTCACCTTTTTCTTTATAAATATCTTCTGGTTTTTTAGCGCCAGTTAAAACACCCCCAGCAGTAGCACCAGATAAAGCACCTAAACCTGCACGACCTAATAATGATTCAGCTTGTAATGCTTTGCTTCCTGGCACTAATGTAAGACCAGCTTCTGTAGCAAATTTACCCATAGTTCTAGGATCAATAATGCCTTTAGCAGCTTTAGGTGTTTCTTCAATCTCTTTAATTTTACCGGCAGCGTATTTTTGTAATGGCTCATAAGGGATAGTTTCTGCAGCACCAAGTAAAGGCAATGCAGCGCCACGACCTATTTCAGCATAAGTTTTAAATGCTTTACCAGGGACACCTTCAATAAACTTTTCTGTTGCACCTTTAGGTTGAACAGGTTTATCCGGAACAAACTTTCCAGTTGTTGAAGGTTGTTCTGTATCTGGTTGAAAAGGCATTATTGCCAAGTTCCTGATTGACCATTAATAATAATTTTTGTACCTTTTTTAATCTTGCCATCTTTTGCAGCTTGTTCAGCTTCGGCTTCAGTAGTAAATGTAGGTACTTGTGAAGTTGGTGCAGCACCGCCACCACGTTTTTGTAAAGCGTATTGATAACCGTAAATAGCGTTAGGGTCTCCTGTGCGAGAGCTAATATCAATTGCCATTTTAGACATATTATCAATATTAAATGCTCTGCCTTTTTCTGCAGCAGAATTAGATAATTCTCTTGTATGGTCAATAAGTAAGTTAGATAACCCTTCTGGTGTAAATTGTTCTTGAGCCATAAGAGCATTGAATCGTTTTTGCAATTGAACAGTAAATGCACGTGCTGATCCTGACAATGATCTTTCATACCCAACAAGGTAAGCAGCGTAACGTTTAGCAAATATAAGTGCTTCTTGACTTAATCCTGATTCATCATCTGCAGTTGGAAGTGCGCCAGCACCAGTATAAGATTTAACATATTTATCTACTAAACTTTGAATTTGACCTGAACGACCTACAACATCTGGCATAGTTCTAGCGATATTAGATAAAGCATAAGCCTCACCCATAGCGCCAGCAATTGTAGTAATTTCTGTAGCGTCTTTAGGAGATGGCATAACGCCAGTAAATTGTTGTACTAATTCACCTTCAGTAGACGCGCCTTTTAATTGTTGTCTAATGCCTAACATTGCTAATTCAGTTTTAACTTTTGAAGTAGCTTCAAATTGTCTTTCCATAATATCAAACGCTTTTTCAGACAATTCAAAATTCTTTTCTGCTAATTTAGCCGCTACCATTAAACCTTGTTTATCTTTAATAGATTTATAAAAGTCAGCGTTCATTTCATAAAATAATTCATCTGCTTGTAATTCAGCAGCCTGACGATTTGTTGCAGCTAATTCAGTAATCTTTTTAAGTCTGTCATTAAGAACTTGTGCTTTCTCTCTTAATGCTTTTACATTCGTTTCAAAGATGTCTTTTTCTTTTTTGTATCTATCTTCACGACCTTGTAAATGACCTTCCATCATGCCAGACATAGCTGACATTGCAGCTTGAGCAGATCCTTTACCACCTTTACCAATACCAAAACCAATCAAACTAATATAAGTAAATAATTGTGCTAAATCTTGAGCGTTCTCTTTTGTAGGTACAAATTCTTGATTTTCTAATTGATTAACAACTTTATCGTAATCATCGTATGCTTTAGACTTTGTAACATCTTCTACTTCTTTACGGTATGCTTCAGCTTTTAATTGACTTTTAGCTTTGTTAGCTAAATTTAATTGCATTTCTTTTTCTGTAGCAATATCTTGTTCAGCTTGTAAACCTTTACCATAAGCATCCATTAAAGGTTTAGTAGTTTCTAAAAACTTTTTACCTAAATCTTGATAACCTTTTTCAGTCTCTTTTAATACTTGATTAATGTCAGGAGACTTTACTTGAGGTGAAAGTAAATTAGCTGGAAACGTTGTACCAGTTTGGTCAATGTTAGTTATATTTTGTAATGGATCAGCCATGATTAACTAATTGTTGGTTGAGTGGTAGCAGGTGGTTGACCTGCCATAATTCTAGCAATATTTGTAAAGTAATTACTTGTTAAACCGTTTACGTATTGATCTGCTTGGATACCAGTTGTAATAGCACCCACAGCAATATTGTCACCAATACCAAGTACTTGTAATCCAGTTTGATATTGATTATTTAATAAGTTATTTCTAATGTTAGCGAGTTGTGTTGCAGCTTGAGCTTCACCTACACCACCACGTTGAGCAATACCTTGTTGTACTTGAGCTTGTGCAGCTTCATACGCTTGTTGTGATTGCGGAGTTAATTCACCTGCTTGCGCCTGTCTAACAAGTTCTTGACCTTGCTGTTGATAAGGTTGAGCTAATGCTAATTGTTGTTGTTTAGCTTGTTGCCCTTGTTTTTGTGCAGCACGAGTAGCAGCAATACCACCTAAAGCAGTAAGACCACCTAAACCTAATTTAGTTAAAGTGTCAGGTGAAAGATTTTTTAATTTATCTAATACGCCTTGTTGTGCTTGAGGCGCTTGAGGTGCTGTGCCAACATCAACAACAGGTTCTAATCCTGTAGGTTGTGGTAAAGCAGCAGTCCCAAATTGGGATTGTTGAGCCGGTGTAAATGAAACACCAGGAGCGCCAGCGTATTGTGTTACACCAGGTGAGCCTGTATATTGACTAAAATCAATAGAAGGAGCTTGAGTTGTATCTGTTGTTGCAGGCGTGTAATTTACACCACCAGTAGTTTGTGTAGGTGCATAAGTACCTGTATCTGTTGTAGGTGCTGTACCAAGCATAGATGGTGCTTGAGTTGTATCAATAGGCGTATAAGTAGATTCTGGAGCATCAAAACCTTCAAATTCTAAAAGACCAGTTTCAGGATTAATAGAACCACGACCACCACGTTTCTTTAAGAGCTTGGCTTCTTCAGGCGTGATGTGTGCAAGAACAGTGTCTCTACCACGACCTTTCTTTTTAATAATTTGAGCCATTGCCGGTAGGTTTAAGCTCAATGATTCCATTAATGATTCGTTTGCCATACTATGCTCCTGTTTCGTCTTTCACTCGTAATGATGCCACATTCCATACATTTTGTGGTGTAGAGGTTTGATCGCCACCTCCTAAAGTTGCGCTAGGATCAACACGTAACGCTTGTCCTAATGCTTGTGATCCTGGGGTTACACCACCTTGACCAGTTGTTGTTGTCGTTGAAGGTACATAACTAGATGCCATTTGTGTAGGTGCAGATGTTTTATCTAAACCTAATACAGAACCTAGCCCTTGGGAAATACCACCTGAAATTAATCCACGTTCTGCTTGAGATACATAATCTGATCCTGTAGGACCTAAACCTGTAGCTACACCGCTTGCCAACCCTCCTACAGCACCACGTTCTAATGCTTGTCCAAAAGATTGACCTTGTAATAAACCAGATGTTGTACCACCGACTGTGCTACCTACACCTTTAGAAATTCCTGCAATGGCTTGTGGGCTTAATCCTGTATCAGCACCTTTTAATAAAGAACTTGTTTCAGCACCGGCTGCACCACCAATACCACCACTTAAACCACCAAATAAAACACCTTGACCAATATCTCCACCTGTCACTGCAGCACTTACACCACCCGCAATAGCACCCGTAGCGGCAGAGCCTAATGCAGCACCTGCAACAGTATCTGCAGCAATACCTGCGGCAGCGTCAACTGCGGCTGCAACACCAATATCGGTAGCAGCAACATCAACAACAACGGCAACGGCAGCGGCTGGCATTATAGATCCATCTCATACATATAAACGGGTTTCATTTGACCTTTAATTTGTTTTTGAGTTTGTGTAATTTTTACAGGCATACCTGATCTTTCTACAATCTTCTTAAACATAGGTTCGTCAGAATAAGTATAGCCTTTCTTAATACCTTGAGCTTTTAAGGCATCGGCTAACTTCTGATAATTTTGTAATACACCCATCATGTTGTCTGAAGTAAAGATATGTACTTCAACAGTAAAGGGAGCAACTAATTGAAGTAAAAATACAGTGTTACCAAACTGCACTAATTCAACACGTGGGTTTTGTTTTAACTTATTAACTTTAACAAGAATCTCATCTGGATTAAGTCCTTGTTTAATAGCGTCTTTCCTAATAATAGATACAGGATCTAATCCTGACTCTTTTCCAGAAATCTCATTTTTTTTTGGGGCGGGGGAAGCTATTTTATCCATTATGCACTCAATCCTAGGGCAGCAGCTATTTGTTGATGAATGTACAAATGAGAAGCTATCCAATCATAAAAATCTGACTCATTATTGAAGTCTACATCCAACATATTAAAGGGATTATTAAGATTTAGCAACCTCGCAAACGACTGATGCTCCACCTGATGAGCCAATAACCAGTCATCTAAATTGTCTGTATTTGCGTCTGTAATAGGGAAAATAGGCACGTTTATGCCTGCTCTTTGAAATGTTTGTTGAAATAGCTTATGTTGAGTGCCATTTTCAAATAAAAACTCACCTAATGAGTCTTTGTCACCAAATTTAACAATAGAAAGGGTTTCAAAGTTCATTATTTAAAAAATTCGTTACGAATAATGACATAAAGACGTACTAATGTATAAATAAGAGTAGCCCACAAAACTGCAGAAGATAGGGTTAAATGACCTAGAATTGCACCAATCCAGATCATAATTAAATCAAAAAAAGAATCGTTATTATGTGGTCCGTCTATCATTAGAATGTACCTGCTGTTCCGTTTCTGCCATCAATCCAAGCAAGTATGTACCAATTTGATCCATCGGTTTGTACTTGAGCGCCAGTGTATTGATTGCTAAATACTCTTGTTAATGTTCCGTCAATTGTTTGTGATGATGTTGTAGCTATAGTGACCGTATTAGCCGAACTATCAATCTTTTTCACCACATAAGTTTTACCTGTAGCACCTACGGCTGTCGGTAAAGTAATTGTAATATTACTTGTTGAAGCATTACCTAAAATAGTCTCATCGCTTGAAGTTGCGTTATAGTTAGCATTTTTAGTTGTAATGGCTGCGCCAATGGCAATATTACTAATTGACCCTGATGTAATTGTAACATTAGAAAGCGTCAAATTACCTACGCTAGTTGTTGTACTGCCTAAAGTTAAAGCTGTGTTACCAAGCGTTGTACTTGAATTAGATAAGAAACTATTGGGAAATGTTGTACCCACTGCATTAATAGTTACAGTGTTATTAGCATTAATAGTCATAGCGTCTGAAGTGCTAGAGCTACCATTAGCTATAAAATGAATAGCATTAGCTTGGTTTGTACCAATAGCTAAATCACCACCACCTGTTTGAATAAATGTTGCATTGGGACTAGAAAATGCGTTATTAGGGAAACCTGCTGCTGTATAACTGTAAGTTGATCCGTTCATACCAATATCAGCATAAACGTTACCTAATTCATTGTATAAAGAATAAGATCCATAAGATGTATTTCCTGTATTTTTGTTTTGTACAGCTACATAAGAATATGTTGTAGCGTTACCTACAAAGCTAGCAATAAGACCTGTATCGGCTGTAATGTTAGCAGCACCACCTACAGATAAACTTCCTATGTTAGATGATGCACCGTTATAAGAAATATTAGCTGTATTAAGGTTAGCGTTACCACTAGAAATAGTGACATTAGCTAAAGTAAGGTTACCAATAGAAGTTGCTGTACCACCAAGTGATACAGACGTATTTCCAATGGTCAATGAACTATTAGATAAGTAACTATTTGGGAAAGTTGCAGCTACGCTTGTAATATTTGCAAAGGCTAATGTAAGGTTACCAATAGATGAAACTGTGCTACCTAAAGTTACAGTAGTATTGCCTATGGTTGCACTAGAATTACTTAAAAATGAATTAGGGAAAGTGGTTGCAACATTATTAATAGTTACATTGTTTAATGTCACATTACCAAATGTAGTAACAGTTGAACCTAAAGACACACTTGTGTTGCCAATGACTACACTGCTATTACTCAAGAAACTATTTGGGAAAGTGGTTGCTACATTGCTAATGGTGACATTAGTAAGCGTTAGATTACCTATAGAAGTAATTGAACCACCTAGTGAAACGCTAGTGTTTCCAATGGTAACAGCACTATTTGTTAAATATGAATTAGGGAATGTAGGTGAAACTGATTGTATGTTAGCTGTATAGAACGTTGTGCTATTAATTGTGCCACCTGTGATAGTCACGCTGTTAGCATTTTGAGTAGCCATCGTACCCAAGCCAGTGACATTACCACTAGGGACACTGGTCAATGAAATAGTGACATTACCTGTTAATGCACCACCACCTGACAATAATCCACTTGTTAAAACATTGACTGTATTAGGTACTGCACCAGATACACTTGCCACAGGGATTGTAGTAGATGCTGTCGCATTAGCTGTATTGTTAGCGTAAACGTAACCAGTTAAAGTTTTAATGACTACATTGTCTGTGGTAGTTAAAACGGCTGTTTCATTGGTCACAGAAATATTGCCACCAGTAATAGATACTGCATTGGCGTTCTGTGTTGCCATTGTGCCAAGACCAGTGATATTGGCTGCAGGCACAGAAGTTAATCCTATAGTGACATTGCCGGTAAGTTGACCGCCACCGGTAAGTAGTCCAGAAGCATTAACATAAGTGGTATTAGAAACTGCTCCTACATTAGCTGCAGTTAAAACAACAATACCTGTCTGACCATTAACGGATTGTACTAAATCAGTATTATCAATCTTTTGCCAAGCTGTGCCATTGAAAGCTGCAAAGTCACCGACTTGCCAATCAGTAATACCGTCAAGATTAGTTGATCCTGCTACAGAAACGTAGTAGTAATCACCTTTAGCACCAACACCTGATTGTAAAAACGGATTGTTAGTGGAAGCATCCCAAGTGCCTTTGTATACCAAAGCACCAATAATATTGGAGAACGCACTAACGGTTTTTAACATTTAGCTACAACGGCTTATGAGCCATCGCCCGGAGTAATGTATAAAGTCGTACTTGAAGATGCGTTAGCAGTAAAGTAAGCGTTTCCAGTAAAAGTTAAAATTTCGTCTGTGCCAGGCAGTAACGGAATACAATTACTCAACGAAGTATTTGGTGTATTTGCTCCTGCTGTGGCTGCTGTAGCGTTTGCACCAAACCCCAAAAAAGCAGTCACCGTGCCTGAATTAATGACACGGTATTGATTGCTCCACCCATTGTTACCAGGAATTTGTACTGGCGTAGGTGAAGGATTAGCTGCAACAATAACTACAGTATTTCCTGTTGGGGTGAATGGTGCATTAACTGACATAATTTATCCTTGTATAGTTGTTTCTGCAGGCGTTTCTACCGGAGTAGATTCTGCAGGCGCAGGGACTTGTGCTTTTACTTGTTCTTGTAATTTTTGCAATAATGGATATGCACCAGATTGCGTAGGTAGTTGACCAATCACTTGTAAAATAAATCCTGCTTCGTTATCTTCTAAATTAAATTGTATTGCCATTTTAAATCCCCTTTATGATTAATTTGTAGTTGTTGTTGTGTTGCTTGTTTCAGTTGTTACTGATACGTTTGCTGCTGCCCATGGTAGTGGTGGTGTCACTACAGGTGGGTTTTTAAGAGCTTCTAACTGACTATTTACACTAGTTTCGTAATTAGCTACTTGTTCTTTACCCAAAGCATCTTTTACCCATGCTACCAAAATTTCTTCTGTTAGATTACCGTAGTCTGTAAATGGACTATCTTCTTCATAAGTAACTCCTTGAGAGCCATATACAGAAGTTGCATAGTCACCATCTACACCATTAAGTCTCCAGTGGATAGTTTCTACTACATCTGTTTTACCATCAAAAGATGGTTTACAGTTTAATGTTTCTATTTTCCATATTAATGCCATTTTATTTTCCTTCTAAAATTGTTATTCTTGCTTTTAGGTCGTTGATGATGGTTTGTTGTTCTTGAATGGCTGCTACTAAATATGGAATTGCACCGCTATTATCCATTCCTTGATAAACAGGCTTTCCTTCTTCGTCTACAGCATCTTTTTCACCTACTACACTTCTAGGTAATATTTCTTGAAATTCATGTGCTAAAAACCCACTATCAGATGTTCCATCAGGTTTCCATGTAAAATTGACAGGATTTAATGCTTGGATTGTTTCAAGACCATTCGTAATTTTTGTTGCATTATCTTTTAAACGATAATCAGAAGTAATGTTATAAAGAACACCTGTCGTTCCATTTTGTGAAATAGAACCAATTTGACCGCCATTGTAAGAAAAATCAATATACACAGAACCTGATGCAGTTCCAGAGTGCATAGTCCAAATAATTGCATTTGCTGGTGAAATTGTAGTTGCATTAGCATTTTGTCTGCCTACTGTTGTAGTTCCTACCAACACATTACCACTAGAGTCTATACGCATACGTTCTGCGCCATTTGTATTAAATGCCATTGCTAAATCATATTCAAGAGTTCCATACACTCCACCATTAGCATAATTTGGATTTACATATATATTTTTAGTGCTTCTTGTAATATTTAAAACTGCATTAGTTCCTGATACTTGAAGCTGTGTAGATGGACTCGTAGTGCCAATCCCTACATTCTGTGATGAGTCAATATATAAAGCGTTTGTGCCATTAGTTGATAATCCAAGTGAGTTTGTAGCAGGAAGATATAAACCATTACCAGTAACAGATGATCCTGTTGGAATGAGTTTTGATGCAGTCGCAGTACCTGTAGTTGAAAAGTTTGTTCCATCAAAACTTAACGCTGTACTTGTTGTACCCACATTACTTGAGTTAGTGTATACAACAGCATTAGCATTATTATATGAATGTGTTACTGCAGCATTAATTGATCCACTAGAAATAGTAACATTAGATAATGTAAGATTTCCTACAGAGCTTGTAGTTGATCCTAAAGTTAAAGTAGCGTTACCTAATGTTGTGGTTGAGTTAGCAAGGAAACTATTGGGAAATGTAGTGGCTACATTAGATATAGTGACATTAGTTAAAGTTAAATTACCAATAGATGTAGTTGTGTTGCCAAGATAGACGGCAGTATTACCCAGCGTAATAGCTGTAGCAAAATTAGCATCTAGTTGACTTAAGGGTATAGATGATGTTGCGGTAGCAAAAGTATACGTTACAGCCATGTTAGAACCTCACTCTCAATTCATGTTCAAATTCAAATGTATTATAAATAAAATTAGGCGAAGTAGATGTCATTGTTAAGCCCAAATACTTACCCCATTGTTGTGCATCTGACTTGTACAAATAATATCCTGCCGTGAATATCCATGATATTACAACAGAACTGTTATTTATCCAAGGGATAACTTGTCCTGCATTATTAGTCCATCCGTCTGTATTTTGTAAAGCATAAGTAGGACTAGAATTAGTTTCGGAGTCTACAGTCACATTGACTTGACCGCCAGCAGTTAAAGTAGCTTCTACCCCAAATTTAAGGGCTTGTTTTGTACGGATAGGGTCTTGCATTGGCAATAAAGCCGTTTGTATGTAAGACGATATATTAGACGTAGTATCTGAATAAAGTTTATATAAATTAGTGCCAGATGTACCAAATAAGGTTACTTTACCGCCTACAGGTACAGAAGTAATAGAAGCTAGATTATTACCTTGACTTGTTAAAAACCATTTCTTTTCAAAGAATACAGCTTGAATATAACGACTTGAAGATGTATTACCAGCAGTACCAGTATATTTAAAATTAAACGCAGCACAAAGAATATTGTTGAGCAATACTTGTCCTGCATAAATAGGACTATTAAAGTCAATGTATGGGAAGATACCGTCTAATTGATCTGATATTTTAGATGTAGTTGAACCTACAAGTGCATATACACCGTAATCATTTAAAAATAGTACAGACCTAAAATATGGGAAGATTGCATTAGGGCGTTTACTACCTACAGAAGCTGATACGTTCGTATTAGTAAATACGGTTGTACCATTGGTTTGAACAATGACATCAGAGAATACGTTAATACTGTCATCACCAAAAATATATAAGAAGTTATTGGCTGATAGTAAGTATTGAATGTTTCCGTGTAAGGTTGAATCAGTTAAAGTGACAGAACCGGCAGAAACGCTTGTAAAATCAGAATAAGAGCCTGCCGCACTATAAAATATGGTTCTACCTTGAGCAATCCATACACGACCAGAGAATGTAGCAATAGATACATTTTGTGTGCTATTTACAATAGGTGTTAAGACTGCACCTGAACCTCCACCACCACTGACTGTAACTACAGTATTGGCTGCATTAGTATAGCCACTACCTTGATTAGTCATAATGACTTGTGTAATCACATTACCAGAAGTAATCGCTTGAGCAGTCGCACCTGTACCGCCACCACCTGAAATAGAAATCGTAATATTGGCAGCATTGGTGTATCCAGAGCCACCATTTTGTACAGAAATGCTTAATGTGCCAGTTTGGAAGTTTAATAATTGAGCAATCGCTGTAGCATTATTACCACCACCACCAGAAATAGTGACTGTAAGATTTGCGGCATTAGTATAGCCCGTACCTGCATTAGATAAGGATATAGCTGAAACTGCATTGGCTGTAATCGTAGAAACAGCATTAGCTTGTACACCATTTGTAGTATCAGGTGCAGAAATAGTAACTGTAGGCGCAGATGTATAGCCAGAACCAGGGTTGGTAATACCAATAACACCTACAGCGCCAATAGAAACTACACTATTGCCATCCCATGTAGAATAACCCTTATCAGGATCAAGAATGAGCATACGCTCATTTTTCCATTGTGTTGTAGTTACACCTGTATTTGAGAATGTACCAGCAGCAGCAATTGTGCCTTTGGTATTAGTCTGTATATTATAGTATTCAGCAGAACCGTTATCTTCAAACGCTATCACATAATCATTAAGACCAATATTGCAAGATGTTAAAGTCGTAGGTGTATGAGACCATACAACTGCAACATTGCCTGAATCGTATACTTGAGAATAATTAGGTAAGATGCGTAAATTACCAAAACCAATAGGTTGGGCGTTTTCTAACCAAGAGAACTCATCTTCAGTGATCGCTGTTCTATTAGATTTGGTATCAAGCCCTTTAAAATTCTTTATGACCTGATACGATTTCTTCTGTTCTGGAGACGCTGCCATGTTTAGTATGGAGAACTATAAACGCTAGGAATACGTCTTGTATAAACGCTGTTTAATACAGAAGATACGTGTTTAATGTATTCTTGTTTAAATATTTCAGCTTCACCAAAAGACTGTTCATAATATTTAGCTATATAAGCTGCATAATATTTCACAGGCGTTGTATAAGGATCATTAATGACATCGGGTGTAGTCTGATTAGCCAATGTCAATTGATTTGGTAAAACTACACAATCTACTTCAATTTGATACACTTGATCTGGCACAGGTCCAATATAAATTTGTTGTTGACCATAAATAGAGAACGCTAATGGTCTACCAATATAATTTTGCCAAAAACGTAAACGAGCATTAAAATCTGTCCAAGATAAGTAATCCATAGGCACACGAGTATTACCCCAATAAAGATTGACGTTTAATACATCAAGCACTGTGTTACCTGTAGATGGTGATAATGGGCTTGTTCCCATTAAATTAGTTAATGCTGCGTATGAAATATTTTCACAATTACCGACATAAGTTAAACCAGCAGTACCATTAGTAAATTG